AGGACTTAGTCCAACAAGGGTTCCGGTAGTGGACCCTTGTCTCACACCAATTCTAAATGTTTCTGCGGCTTCTGCTCCGTCCGTGGCACGAATAGAAACTATACCGTTAATAAAATAGTTTCCTTGGCTGGTAATATTAAACGAATACGGTAGTCCGCTAACGTCTGCGGCTACAGCAGAGCTGGTGCTTTCAAATGTTAACCAATATGTTCCTTGAACCATTCCGTTAGGAGACGATAATGGTGTAGTTACTGTAATGTTTAATCCGTTACCTTCACTAGCAGGGTTCGGAGAAACTGCAGAAATTGTCATCGATGAATCGTATAATATTATCTGTCCACTAGTTACTAATACTGTTCCTGATATAGAACCTTCTCTAATTTGAACTGTAAACACTTGGACACTATTAGTTTCTGCTACAGTATCAGAGGCCGCACCGATAGTTAATGTAGTTGTTTGATTTAATGAAGTTGTTGTGAAAGATCCTGATAGACTTCCTGTAGAAATATCTGTGGTCAATAGTGTTCCAGATACGTTATTAAATGTATAATAATATGTTCCAGCAGGCCCAAGGTTTCCTACTTGTAATGTAGTCGATGTAGCATACCCGGATATGTTGCCTGCCATTTCTGCAATAGTACTATTGGCAGTAAATGAAGTAAATGGTGTCAATGAGGTATCAAGTATCGTTACACTAGTTGATACAATAATAGTTCCGCTAGTACTGCCACTTCGAACTTGTACGTTCATAGTTTCAGATCCTTCGGTTGTTCTATCCGAAGACGTAGTGATGCTAAATGTGCCCGTGCCGTTTTCTATTCCACCAGTACTACCGCTTATTGTAAATGAGCCGCTAGTAGCAGTTACATCGCCTGCACTAATACCAGATGTTGTCCAGTAGTATGTTCCGTCTGGGCCAACATTGGCTGCGGTGAACGATACACTACTTCCTTCGTTTACAGTTGCCGCGTCAGGTGTTAATGTTGGTGTAATAGAAATATCTGTTATAGTTATTTCATCACTGGCGCCAATAATTGTTCCTGTAATCGATGTTTGTCTTACTGCAACAGAAAACGTTTCGGTACCTTCTGTAAATAAATCCTTTGCAGGTGTTATATTAAATGATCCGCTATTGCTGGTCATTGTAAATGTACCAGACAAGGATGCAGAGGTAAAATCAGATGTAGTAATTGCTGTACTACCGGATGCTTGTTCAATTGTATAGTAGTATGTTCCATCTGTAACGTTTGTTCCAGCAATAGTAAACGTAATTGCACTACCCTCGCTGCCTGTAAGAGTAGATGGAGTTACTGTAGCAGATACTACTGTTACTGTTGGCGGCGTTACATAATTTTCAGTATATGGAGATTCAGCAATATATGTTACAAGATTGTTTGTCACTGCTATCGCATTGGCTGAACTATCAGTAGTAAATGTTCCACTAGATTTTACATTTAATAATAGAGATGCGGTTGCACCCTGACTTGTTCTAGTAAAAGGAACTTTGCTAGGAGTAAATCCTGTAGTGTATAACGCACTCTTAGAAATTCTTAAATTGGTTAAGTAACCCAATGCTGGGTAAGTACTATTGCCCGGATACCATTGCCCCACACACGGATTATATGTTGTATTAGTAGCATAGTTATTAGTACAGGTTGCAGAAGCATAGGCTACACCGTTTACGAACAATCTAGCACTACCACTGTTTCGAACTAAAGCAATATGATTCCAAGTGTTTAATGTCAATGTTCCACCAAATGCTCGAATGGCGCCGCCTACTGTGGCAAATACAATTTGGCCATCACGTTGATAAATCCAAAGATAATTATTGTTACCAAACCATTGAGCATATAAAACTTTAATACCAGTCAAATTAGTAATTGGTTTCCACCAAAACTCTATGGTAAAGTTTGCCGTACCGTAGGTTAAACTAGTTCCCGAAAATGTTAAGTACTGACTGCCGCCAACAAAGTACAAACTTCCTCCCGGCTGTATTCCAGAAGTTCCATATGATTGTACGCCTGCGCTACCTAATGTAGTTAATAATGGCATTGTTAAACCTTAAGCAAATCTAGCCTGACTAGCAATAATTGTATATGTACTTGCGGCTGTTTTAATAATTGTAAATGAATATGAGTCAATGCTACTAGCATTACCGCCTGTCGGTGCGGCACCGCCTAACCATTTAGGAGTAACGGCAGATCCATCGACAGTAAACGCTGTTGGATAGTATGCTGTGCCGCCTTGTGTGGCTAGCAATACTACTGTTACACTCTGTCCTGTGGTTAAGAATGTATTCATTGTTGTACTTCCGTCACCACGGAAGTTCAGTGTCCAGTTTGCGGCTGCATTAGAGGAATAGTAAAACACACTATTTGTTTTGCAATCTAATGTTGTTGCGCCAGTAAGTGCCGCTGGGTTAACTGAAACCGTTTCAATTGTGCTAGTGCCAATGCTAAGTGTACTACTTGCACTGACTGTACTACCACTGATAATACCACTGAATGTCCCTGCTGTAAGAACATTTGTGCTAGGATTGTAGGCTAAGTCTACATCAGTTCTAATATTTTCGTTACCTGTGGTTGTATCGACAAATGTTAGATAGTGTGCGGCATTAGTCGATGTTGCTGTTAATGCTACCTGACTTGCTGGTCCTGTAAACGCTGTGGCTGTAATTGTGCCTGCACTAAAGTCGCCGTTAGTATCACGGAATACAATAGTTGATGCTGTGTTGTTTGCAGTAGCATTTGAACTAACTGTAAATGTTCCACCTTCTGAACTCGAACTTCCTGATAGACCGTTACCGCTTACTCCGGCTGTAGCAACATAGTTACCTGTAGTATCTGTACCAAGTGCAACTGTATCACTGCCAACTGTTAATGCTACGCTAGTAACATCTGCCGATCCATCGATGCTGAATGAACCTGTTACATCGCCTGTGAATGTAACTGTACGAGCAGTATGCCATTTACTTGCAGTGGCGGCTTGTAAATTTGCCACAGCGGTAGTGCTAGCCACAGTAAATGGAGCAGTACCAGTTGTCTGAGTACTTTCAAATGTTGTTGCTTTTACATACCCACCAATGTTAGCATTTTCAAATACAGCAAGGCCGCCGGCGGTTAATTTTAATGCGCCAGTAGATGTATTACTACTGCCTGTAGCATTACTAATCGTAATTGCTGATGTAGTTGTTGCACCGCGGCTTGTAACATTTTGTAGTGTAGATGTAACAGCCAAATCTATGTTATCTGATGCTATTGGAGTTCCTGTTGCAGAAGTAATAGTTAAAATTGTTCCGCTACCATCAACAGAGCCTACAGTAATTGTTACATTGTTGGCCGGATTCAATCCGCCTGGGAAATTAGTTCCATAGACTGTTACGGTATTACCTGCGGCAAAACCAGTACCACCATTGCTAACGCTGGCCACATAGGTATTGTTAATAATTGAAATATTGAATACAGCATTAATGCCCGAGCCGCTAGTTGCATTTTGAGCAAATGTCGATGGCAAAGTAACGGAATCCTGATAGGTAACTGTTAACTCTGTATGTGTTCCGTTAGTCAAAAGTGAAGCAGATAAATCTTCAATTTGTTCTTGGCTAAATGGTAAACTAGGACTGTTAGAACCAATTGTAATCTGATTTGCGCCAGTTCTAGTAATAAGAATTGGACTTAGTGGATCTGGATATAATTCGATATCGCTAGTCTCTGCGCCTAGGTCGCGCTCTAAACGTAACTTTGTTGTGCCTAACGGTACATAAGTTTGATAATCTGGACCATGAATTGTAATGGTATCAGTTGTCTGTCCAGGCGTTGCTGTGGAACTATCCTCAATGCTAAATGCAATATTCTGCCCAGCAACAATGGTAGCAGTATCCGTGACGCTGTCTGCTTCAATTTCAGTATCTACAGTAATTGCGTTGGGGATAGTTGTAACGCTTTCGCTGGGTCTAAATCTTATTTTTCTAAAAAAATCGTAAAAGGCTGCTGGCATTTTAGGTATATTCCTGTGTTACCAATATTTATGCTATGTTGGATTCTATATAAATACTACACTATGAGCTCAAACATCGACAAAATTCTTCAAGATTTAGGTGACGCACTAAAATCAGCCGCTAACGGTGGCACACTATCTAAGGGCATTTCTGATACTGCTACACGTGAGCAGATGATTGTTACAGATAAAGGTGTACAGGTTGGCGTATTAAGTGCTGACAGAATTAGCGGAAACATTCACGTAGAAGGCGTTCTTGGCGCTGGAAAAATTGTTGCCGCAGGTACTAGCGAATTTGCTAACTTAAAAGTTAACGGCAAATTAGAAGCAGATACGCTGTTAGTTAAGAATGTTATTTCAGAACAAAGCCTAGAATCATTTACAAAATCCATTTCTTTTGCCAGCAGACAACTCAGCGATTTAGATGGTAAAGGCTTGCAATGGGACAGCCCAGATGTAAGTTATCAGTTTGTTTTTAAAGCAAACCCAAAAAGAATTTTCAGCACAGAATCTATTGATTTATACAAAGGTTCTAAGTATCAAATTGAAGGCACAGATGTTTTAGAGCGCACAAGATTAGGTAATTCAGTACGTGACAGTAACCTACGCACAGTGGGTCCTTTAGAAGAACTACGTGTTACAGGCGAAACAAACCTAGGTGACACAGTTTTTGTTAATGCCCTAGGAAGACTAGGTGTCAATACAGAAGAACCAAACGCAGTTATCAGTGCCGTTGACAATAATGTAGAAGTAATTTTAGGTGCGGATCAAGACTCAGTGGGTTTTGTAGGTACTTGGGGCAGTAACAGTTTCAGTATTGTTACCGATAACACAAGACGTATTACAGTATCAGGAAACACTACAGAGTTTGGCAATGCTAAGAGCAAAGGCGCAATAGTCAAAGTTCACGGCAGATTAGAAGTAGACAGCATTGTATCTGACATCAGAATCGAAAAAACTAGTCCAATAGAATTTATAGCCAGTAAGGATAACAGTATTTTTGGCAAGGGTATGCAATGGAAGGGCGAAGGTGGTACACGTCAGTTTATTATGCTTCCAAACCCTGACAGAATCTATTCTTCAGAAAGTCTTGAATTAGCAATTAACAAAGAATTCTGGATCGACGGTAAGAGTGTATTAAACAGAACTGACCTAGGAGTTAGCGTTGTTAACTCTAGTCTTACTCGTTTAGGCACACTGACATCATTAGATGTTGCTGGAACAGTAAACTTGTCAGACAGCATTACTGTACAAGACAGCGTAGTTACAATTAACAATTCTGTAACAATCAAAGACGGCTCGGGCACATTAAGATTATCCAGCAGTGGTATTACAGCAGATAAGTTTGGCATTGGCGAAGACTTTGAAGTAGATAACGCTGGCAGTATCCGTATCGGTGACAAAAATAATACAACTAGAAATGTAAACATCTATGGACAACTAAGTGTAAACATTACCAACCCACAAGAAGATGCGGCATTCAGCGTAGACGGAATGATGGTTATCAATGGTAAACGCTTTGCACACGGCGTAGGTGCTCCTACAGAAAAAGCCTGGAACAAAGGCGATATCATTTGGAATAGCAGTCCAGTAAGAACTAGTTACGTTGGATGGATCTGCGTAATGAGCGGTACTCCTGGTACTTGGGAGCCGTTCGGTTATATTGGCGGAAGATGATATCTGTATTTGGCAACGGCGAATCCAGAAAACATTTAGATTTAAATTCACTTACAGAAACTAAAGTTGGCTGTAACGCCATACATAGAGACTACTCAGTCGACCATTTAGTCTGTGTAGACAGACGTATGGTACAAGAAGCACTGGATAGCCACTTTGCTGGCACAATCTATACTAGAAAAGATTGGGCACACTTCTACAAAAACAATCCTGTAAAAATATTACCAGACTTGCCTTACCAGGGCACTACTAGACCTGACGAGCCTTTTCAATGGGGCAGTGGTCCGTATGCTGTTTTGTTAGCCGCTATGCTAGACGACCATGTAAACTTATTTGGTTTTGATCTACACAGCCCAACACAGTTTGTCAATAACATTTACAAAGATACTGCTAACTATGCAGATGCTACTAAACCCGCAGTGGATCCAAGGTATTGGATATACCAGATTGCTCGCGTGTTTGAATGTTTCCCCGATAAGTACTTTGTAGTTTTTAACAATACAGAATGGCAGATGCCCAGTAGTTGGCTTTTGGCAAATGTTAAATTCAAAACTATTGACAGTATAATGTAATACCTATATACTGTATCAATAGAGGACTAGACGCTCACCCCTCTTTAAATACTCTGCGTGTCATCAAACTTAACTTAAAAAGGGCAAGAGATGACTTGGATCATTGATAAAACATTTGAATTTTGTTATGGACATCGTGTTCATACACAAACACTAAACGGCGAATATGCGGCAGACTTGAAATGTGCTTGCAGACATTTACATGGACACGAAGGTAAAATGCAGGTTCATTTAACAGGCGACGGATTAGATAAAACTGGAATGGTCACTGACTTTAGACATTTAGAATGGCTAAAGAAATGGATCAACACTTATATTGATCATCAATTTATTATTGATAAAAACGATCCGCTGTTTACTAAGATGCTGGGAGAAAAAGTCGAGCTAATTCCAGTGTATGTTCCAGAAACCGAATACGTTGCAGGTTGGCATATTCATCCAATCTATTATGCTAATATGTCTGGTCCTGAACAAGAATACTACGAAGGATTTATGGTAGTAGACTTTGTTCCAACATCGGAACACCTAAGTAGTTGGATGGCAGAATTAGTTGATGTCAAAATGAAAAAATTAGGCGTCAAAGTTCACAGCATCGAATGGTGGGAAACTCCTAAGAGTCGTAGTGTTTTTTATAAAGATGGTACGTAAGTTTTGGAGACTATGGGCCAAGGCACTAGGAGAGAAAGCCGGTGTTACCAAACAAGAAGCGGACAGGATTGCATTGATTCGAACTGTTATTGTATTGACTTATATAATAACTAACATATTCATTGTAGCGGGTGTAATAAGGCACTGGTAATGCTAAACGTCATTAGTTTAAAACACGGTACAAAGTACGGTCCGGAATATGTAAACAAACTTTACAATATGGTCTCAAGGCACTTAACTGTGCCTTTTGATTTTTATTGCTTTACTGAAGATCCTACAAACTTAAATCCTGCAATTAAAATTAAACCCTTGCCCAAAGGACTGTTTTCTGGTTGGTGGTGGAAACCATATATCTTTAAACAAGGACATTTTCCAGACGGTGATGTAAATTTGTTCTTTGATTTGGATATGGTTATTGTAGGTAATATAGACAAATTGGTTTCGTACCTGCCTGGAAATTTTGTTGGTTTGGAAGATGTAGGCAGAGTGTTTAGACGTGTGCCACCAAAATTAGGTAGTGCTGTACTGCGTTGGCCCAGTAACCATTTCAGCAATATTTGGGACGATTTGGAAAACAATCCAGCGTTAACCAAAAAGTTCCCAGGTGATCAAGATTGGATTTGGCAGTCACACAAAAGTATTATAAAATTTTTCCCTGAAACTTGGATACAGAGCTACAAGTGGGAAATAAGACAGCGGGAAGAGTTGATTAGGGTTCAGGGTAAAAACGTGTTTAAGACGGTGCGTAGCCCGTCTATGAACCCGGATTGTAGCGTAATTGCGTTCCACGGAACACCAAATCCCGAAGATGTCCAGGACCAAATCATTGTTGACAACTGGCAGTAACGATGCTATAATATATTATCGTAACTTTATCGAGAGTTTTGTGAACAAACGTATTGGCTTTGCCTGTAAATGGATCGACCGTCCAGATCAAGTAGACGGTATTAAACCCAAAGATGAATGTAAGAAATACAATACAGGAGCAACAACTGTGGCTTGGCTTAACCGTCAAACCAAAGATGTGGCTGTTGAAAAATTGTGGTCTTTGCTTGAACAAAATATCAACTCAACTAAATTATTAGTAGAAAGGGTAGGGCAATTAGATGATGACTTACGTATGGTACGCCTTAGCAGTGATATTCTTCCTGTCTACACTGAGCCTACTTGGTGCTGGTTTTGGCGTGAAAATGATGTGCAGACATACGCCCAAAAACATTTTGCAGAAGTGGGAGATATTGCTCGTTCCCGCAACGTTCGTCTCAGTTTTCATCCTGGTCAATTTACTGTGTTGGCAAGCGACAATCCTGATATTGTTCAGCGTTCTATAGAGGAGTTTGAGTATCATGCGGATATGGCGAGATGGATGGGGTATGGTAAAAGATTTCAGGACTTTAAGATCAACGTCCACATCGCCGGTAGAGCCGGTCCAGCCGGTATTAAAAGTGCCCTCCCGAGACTTTCCCCCGAAGCAAGAAACTGCATCACCATCGAAAATGACGAAATCACCTGGGGAATCGACTCAAGCCTCGAACTTGCCAAAGATCTCGCTTTGGTGCTAGACATACACCATCATTGGATTAATACTGGAGAATATATTGAAGCAACTGACGACCGTGTTAAAAGGATTATCGATAGTTGGCGTGGTGTGCGCCCTGTCATACATTATAGTGTTTCACGGGAAGAGCATCTTAATGGCCATGCCACAGACTCCGCTCCCTCCCTACTTTCACTAATGGAAAGTGGACACAAAAAAGCAAAACTCAGAGCACATTCGAACTTCTACTGGAACACAGCAGTGAACGAATGGGCACTGAGTTTTTGGGATCAGTTTGATATTATGTGCGAAAGCAAGGCTAAAAATCTAGCCTCGTTTGCACTACACAAACAAGCGATTACTTCTTAGGGGCTTTCTTAGCAGGAGCCTTTTTTGCGGCTGCTGGTTTACGGCCAGCGGCCTTTTTCTTAGGTGCTTCTGCTTTAGGTGCCTCAGCAACTGGAGCAGGTGCTTCTACTTTAGTTTCTTCCACTTTAGGTGCTTCAACCTTGTATGGTGCTTCTGCTACGGTTTCTTGAGACTTACCGCCAAATAGTTTTTTTAATAATGACAACATTCTAGTGTCCTCCATGAGCAAATATTTATAGTTTACTAATATCATCCAGGCTCGAAACAGTCTTATCCCATATGATTTTGCGTTCTGCACCTTTTTTCTGTGCAAATCTCTTAGGATCGCAACTAGGGCAACAGTGAAAGAAATTATTGTTTAACCTATTAGGATCCATTGATCCTTTAGTCCTAGTAAATGTTTCACCGCAGTTATCACAGCGCAGGACTACAATAGTTTTTTTACGTTCATAAGTATGCTCACGACCAAGTTTACTAGTTCGTGTATGCTGACTTTTTTCTGTATCTATACGTATGAACATCAGTTATTTACATTAAGGTTATAAAATTATCTGCTAAATATTGGATACAAAGTCTTTTTTGGAGTATTCAATGGCACGTAAAATAGTCGACATCGGCGTATCAGGTAATGACGGAACTGGTGATAGTATCCGTGAAGCGTTTAGAAAAACGAATGAAAACTTCCAAGAGTTATATGCTGTTTTCGGTCAAGGCGGATTTTTAAAGTTCACTGACCTTAGCGATACTCCTGATACATTAGTAGGACAAGGTAATAAGATTCCAGTAGTTAATTCTATTGGTACTAGTTTAGTATTCAAAGACTTTTTCAGTCCTAACGGTACTATCCAGTTTGATTATTCCGAGCAAGAAACCTTTGATATTGTTAGTGTATCAAGAAGTAGCAACGTTGCCACTATTACACTTTCAGCAAACCACAATTTAGATCCTGGACAACGAGTTACAATCGCGTCCACAGACAATACTTCATTTAACACTACTTCTGCCCTATTGTTAACTGGCACAGTAGACAATGTTCTAGTATATACAAACGCAGGAACAAACTTATCAACTAGTGCGGCAACTGGTACTATTACCAGTTACGGTTCCGTTAAAATTGATACATTAAGTTCTAAATTACAGGACGACCCATTACCAAAATTACAATATGCGCTGGATGCACGTAATCAATTAATCGGCGGCTTACGCAGTCCTATTAATCAAACAGATTTCCAAACTGCTGTTAATAGTTTCAACACACAGCACGAAACTCTTTATAGCATAGATTCCTTTGCTATTAACAAAGGTTATGCCGACTCCAAATATGTAAACATTACAGGCGACACAATGACTGGTCACTTAAATGTGCCAGCAAACGCCACAGGTAACCAAGCACCACGTGCCGCAGAAGTTGTATTAAAAACTGGCGGCGATATGACTGGTGTGCTAAACTTAGCAGATCATCCAGGCGGACTTGCAGGTGCTGGTACGCCTAACGGAGAAGATGACTTACAAGCCGCTACAAAATATTATGTAGATAATTCAAGTTATTCAAGCAGATTTAACTTGTACGTTACCACAGGCGGTGACGACACACAGGCACGTACACCGCGTGGAAAAGAAGGACGCGATCGTTCTTATGCTTATGCAAGTATTAACAAAGCCTGTCAAAAAGCAGAACAATTAGTAAATGATGCACCATGGGAAACTGGTCCTTATCGTCAGTTAATTGCCTACGGTGGCGGTGAAGCGTTCTCTGAAGTTACAAGAATTGAATCTGGTGCATCTGGTACTACTCGTGTTTACTTTACTAACAACGGTGGTTCTCGTGTTGACCAAGGTCAATTACCAAAACCAGATATTGTCTCCGGTAAGATTGTTGTTGGACGTACCAGCGGCGCACAGGGTTTCATTTATCAATACTATGGCTCCGATGGTAGTTCAAGTATCGGCGAAGACTATTTTGACTTGCAGGATGTTATTGGTGATTTTGTGCCTGGCGAAAACCTAGAGTTTGACCAAGCAGTTAAAAATATCCAAATTAGTATTGTTGTTGAATCTGGTATCTATTTTGAAGACTATCCAATTCGTGTCCCGCCAAACGTTGCTATCGTTGGTGACGAATTGCGTAGATGTATTGTTCGTCCAGCGGACCGCCCAAGTCGCAGTCCATGGGTTGACGTTTGGTTCCGTAGAGATAAAACATTTGACGGATTAACTTTAACCAGCACAGAATACGGTTATCACTATCTAACAGACCCGTCTGATATTTTAAGTGAACCAAAGAACAACAGAGACCTTGACGTATTCTTATGTAACGATGCTGTTATTATTCGTCAGATTACCTGTCAAGGCCACGGCGGCTTTATGATGGTACTTGACCCAGAAGGTCAAATTTTAACCAAGTCTGCATATATTCAACAGTCCGGTTCTTTTGCAGGATCACTAAACAAACAACGTTTTGCTGGTGGACAGTATGTTGACGGCTTTGCTGGTAACGTTCCTCTTAAGATTCAAGAAAAAATCAGCGACACAGAATTCCTAGTAACAGGCAGTGAACGTGCTCCAACAACTCCTTGCTCATTTGTTATTGACGGAAGAACTTTTAAAGTTGAAGCATACACTGATGACGGCAACGGCTATGGAAATGCTAGAAAATTAATTCGTCGAAACATCGACTTTATCAAAGCAGAAGTTATTGGTTATATTAATACAGAACTAAGTCCACCATTTACATTCAACGAAACCAAATGTGCTCGTGACGTTGGATTGATTGTTGATGCACTAGGTTACGATCTAGCACTAGGTACAAACTTTAATGCTGTACGTGCTGGACAATCATACTATCGCGGCACACAATACAGTATTCTTCCAGACCAAAAAGATGAATACTTAGATGCGTTAATCTATACAAGAACATTAATTTCTGATGTATTAGCCGGTAACTCTGTTGCACGTCTAAGAGCAGAAGCAAGTTTTGATGAGATAACAGATATCATTGCTAACGGTATTATTTCATCAGATACAATTACATGGTCAGATCCGTCAGGTGCTCCTACTTCAAGAGTAAATGCAAAAAATCTTATTTTAGATAACATTGAATTTATTAAAGAAGAAATTATTGCCTGGATTGCTGAAGAATATCCAGACTTTGTCTACGACGAAGACAAGTGTCGTCGAGATGCGGCATACATTTTAAATTCTATTGTTTACGACTTACTATATGAAGGTAACTCGGCAACTGTAGAAGCCGGATATCAATATTACGATGGTAACGGAAGTTTGCAAATTCCTGGACAAACATTGCAAACCACAGAAGCATTGGCCTATGCCAGTGGTGTTGCACAGTTAGTTGTTACTAATACTCCTGTTCCGTTCCCTAAACAAAGTGCTGTAACACAGGTATTTGATTTAGTTAATCCAGGTAGCGCAACTGAATCTGCTAGAGTAGGTGTGTTAATGGGCTACATTAATACTATTATTTTAAGCGGACGTGAAGCGGCTCCTACTATTGAATATCCAACTTTCTATAGTGTGTCTGGTTCGTTAACAGACAGCAGAACATTATTGTTAAACAACAAAGAAAGTATCAAGTCTGACACATTAGTTTATCTACAACAAAGATATAGTTACAACCAAGATACTTGTGCTCGTGACACTGGATACATCTGCGATGCTATTGCACACGACATTTATTATAGCGGTAATTTAAAAACAGTTCAGGCAGCTCTAGCATACTTCAATGCTAGTGCTAGTTCTAAGATTGTTATTGACCAGCAGTTGGCCAACACACTTGCGGCTATTAACTACATTGAAACATTGATATTAAATGTTATTAATAACGAAGATCCAACAGTACGATATCAACAATCTGTTCTACAGTATATCGATACCGATATTACCGATGGCGGCTTAGCAGAAGCAACTATTCAAGATTTGTTTGACGAGTTCATTGGCATTTTAGAAAATCCGCCAAGTGCTCGTGGTGCTCGTGCATTGTTAGTCGATAATAAAGATTTTATCAAAGCAGAAGTTATTAACTACATTAACAACAAATATGTAGGATTTACCTATGATTCTGCTACATGTCAACGTGACGTGGGTTATGTAATTGATGCTATTGGTTACGACTTAATGTTTGGCGGCAACTTCCAGACAATTACAGCGGCAAGATCTTATTACAGAGCTTCAGCCGCTGTGGCTGTTGGCGTACAAAAAGCCGCAACTATTGACGCATTTACTTTCTTAAGAGATGAAATATTATCTGTTGTTAGTGCAAGTGCTACCGCAGTTACTAGTGTAACTACCAACATGAATATGTTCTTAGATGTTATTACTAACGGACTAACTCAAGAACCTGCAATCGTAACTCCTGATCCAACAGGCTACGATGTAAATTATAATCGTGCTAGAACACTGATTGAATCTAACAGAGAATTTATTAAAGCAGAAGTAATTCAATATATTTCTAACAACTATGTTGGATTAAGTTATGACCCTGCTGTATGCTTACGTGATACAGAATACATTTTAGATGCACTATATCACGACCTAACCTACGGTGGTAACATTCAAACATTGATTGCTGGTAAGGCTTATTATTCTTACACAACTCTACAAGTTGCGGCTCCTGAGAAACCAGCAACATTGGCCGCATATGGTTATCTACAAAGTCTAGTTGAAGACATTGCATTAGACTTACCTATTACTGCATTACAAGGTGGTGTTGCGCAGGTTCGCGGTACTCCAGGTAACAGTTCTGCCAGTGCTACTGCTGGACAGCGTATTGGAGAAATTTTAACAATTATCGACCTTGGGCTCGGTTCTGTTCCTTCAACAATTACTCCAAGTACTGCTTGGGTAAGTGCTGGCTTAACTGGTGCAAATTCTGCACTACAAAGTGCTAAGTCAACTTTACAAACTGCTGTAACAAATTATATCGATGCTAATTATACAAACACATTAGTTTACAATGAAGAAATTTGTTCACGAGACGTTGGCTTTATTGTTGCCGCAGTTTCAGCAGACTTGTTATATGGCGGAACATACTTAACAATTCGTGCCGCACAGCGTTACTATGTAGGTACTGCTAGTAGCCGTGTTGTATTAGAAAATCAATTATCACAAACATTAGATTCATTTGCCTATGCCAAGGAAGTTGCACAGGCTGTATTGAATCAAGTTCCACCAACATTAAATTATCAAGTTATTAACGATGTTGCTGTAGAGAATAGAGTATCACAGGTATTCAGTTCTGACTACGACGGCTCTGCATTTGTTACACGAGCAGGACAGTTGTTTGATTTATTAAACGAAGTTATTACAGACCCGGAAGTAGATGTTTCAACAGTATTAACTGGTGCCAAACCTATCGTTTACCCAACATACAGATTAGTTCTTTCTACAACTACTCCTGTAACTAACGACTTAGAATATACTATTTCTACCTTCACTAGCAAGGCAGACTCGGGCGTCGGGGATGGATCTTACGATGTAGTATTCAGCATTGTTACGCCCGTTGGAACTACTGCTCCTAGAACTAAAACACGTTATAGAGTGTTTGGCAACAGCAACTCTAACTATAACAATGATGCTGTAGAGTGTGTAGCATCTACACTAACTTCGATGACACTACGTTATCCAAGTGACCCGGGTGCATTTGGCACTGGCACTACTACCATAGAGTATGTAAAAGACTTTATGCTACTAAGTGCTGGTAACACCAGTATGTGTTCAAATGACTTTACACAGATTAACGACTTAGGTTATGGACTGGTTGCTACAAACATTGGTTTGATTGAAACAGTTTCTGTGTTCAGTTACTATTGCTGGACTGCTTATTATGCCAACAACGGTGGACAGATTCGTTCATTGAACGGTTCTAACGCACACGGCGAGTATGGTATTATTTCTGAAGGTAGTGATCCATTAGAAGTTCCAGATAAGTGTAACTTGTCAGACAACATGATGCAGGTTGCTCGTGTTTACAAACAAGGAATTTATAGCACAGACAACGATGTTGGTGATTTACAGGTATTTTTCTACCAACATGATTACTCACCATACAACGTATCTGAAGTTGAAATTAACCACGGCGCTGGCGTTGTTACAGAACTAGACGCAACTAGTTTAATCGGTGGTAGTGGTTATACCAACGGCACATATATTAATGTTCCGTTAACAGGCGGAACTGGTAGTGGTATCACTGCTAACATTGTTGTGTCAGGAGGTGTAGTAACTACTGTAGGTTTAGTTGCCGCAGGTATTAGATACAGCGAAGGTGATATTTTAAGTTGCAGTAATACAAACGTAGGCGGAACAGGTTCGGGCTTCTTTATCACTGTTAAAACTATTATTGGTAACGGTATTGCTCGTTACGAAGTTGCAGGTGTAACTGATGTTTCAAGTACCTTGGCACAGTCTGTTTCTGGAACACCACTTAAGACTGGGCCAACAGGCGGAAAATATTACGTAACATATTCGTTCACTGCTGAACCATATACACCAAGAATTGGTGTACCTTACACAGTTAGTGGATCAACAACTTCTGGGTTTAACGGTGTATATACTGCTACCGCTAGTACAACATCTAGTGTTACACTAGAGTACAGTACCAATCCTGGAACATGGGCAGGCGGTTTGGCTAGCCTATGGGGCCTAGGCAACGTTCTACGTCTAAACATCAACACTGGCGGTAATAATGATACTGCTACAAACGGCTTGGCCGTAGCATTGTCACATGACCAACCAATTATTATTCGCAGTAACCAAAACTTTAAGTTCTACGAAGTCGATGACACTAACCCGGTTCGTCCAAGTACTGCATTGACATTCGTCGGTGATCCCGATGCAGGTGCTATTGTTTATCGTGTGTTAGCATACGGTAACAAAGGTCCATTAAATGAAGACCTTGCGGTAGACGAAAGTATTCTAGGCTTCGATACAACTTACGATTATGTAAAATTACTAGTCAATGCAGAAAATGTATCTAACGCTGATCCAGATAATGTTGGACAGACTATGGGGTCGACTGCTGGTGATACTAAGATTGCCATCGACCGTGTAAACGAAACTGACATTGAAAGCAGACTTAATACCGGAGATATGATTACTGCCTGGGATGGCAAGATTCATAAAATTTTAAGTTACACTGACATGGGGTTATTAGCCGGTTACGCTTATGTTGAAATAGAAGATGTCGCTGATAAGTGTCTAGCAGGAACATCTGCTAGCGGTATTAATACACCAGTTGATCCAGACTTTAACTTGGATATTTCTGAACCTCCAACATTACGTGCAGGTTTATCTAGCACAGAGCCAGCAGAAGTTATTGTACGTATTAGTACTTGCCGTGTTACAGGACATGACTTCTTAGACATTGGTACTGGAGGCTATAACGATACTAACTTCCCAAGCAAGATTTACGGTGCTCCAAAAGAACCTAACCAAGCACGTGAAGTTACAGAACGTACAAGAGGACGTTGTTTCTATGTAACCACAGACCAAGACGGTATTTTCCGTGTAGGTCGATTCTTTACAGTTGACCAAGGTACTGGTCGTGTAACGTTTGCGGCATCTATTGCGTTGTCAAACTTAGACGGTCTAGGATTTAAGCGTGGTGTTACAGTTAGTGAATTCTCAAACGATGATAGATTTACTGACGGTGCTAACGATGCGCTACCAACTGAAGCGGCAACACAAGGTTACATTGACAGACGTCTTGGAATGGATCGTACAAATAACGTTCTAGATCCAACTGCACTAATTGGTCCAGGCTACATGGATCGTGCTGGTTTGTTAACATTTACTGGTCCAGATCCAATGGACATGGGCGGATTTGTTATTGCTAACTTAGGTAGTCCTACTGCTGATACAGATGCGGCTAACAAGTTATATGTTAGAAATCAAGAACTAAGCGATGACAGAGTTGATACTTCAACAAGTCCAGCAAGAAGTTTAAATGATTTATTAGTTTATAACGGAGTTAAATGGATCAACGCTGAAACAGTTAGCACAGGCGATATTCAAACTTCATTGACTCCTGGAACTAAAAATCTTGCTTTAAACATCAAGTCTAATGTAATTATTAACGCAGACGTTAATTCTAGTGCGGCTATTGCACAAAGTAAGTTAGACATGAATAAAGCAACTACTCGTGCAAATGCTACAAGTATTGCACAGGCAGATTTGGGTCTAGCAAGTTTCAAGAGTACAGAATTTACTGCAACTAACGGTTGGATTGAGTTGCAAACATCCAGTTCAACAACTACAGGTGTATTACAAACTAAATTACAGTATATTGCCAACGACACTTATTTAGGTAATAATACAGGCAGTGCTACATATCCTCGTCAAGTAACATCTGGACAGATTGTTACCAACGGCGATGGTATTAAGAATGCGTCATTTGCTCCAGGATCAGTAGGTAGCAATGGTCGTGCAATGATTTTAACTGCTATTGGTCCAAACGCTTACAGTACAACAAACATTAGTACAAGTGCTCAGGCTAGTTCATTGATACAATCTGATGGTAGCGGCCGTGTTGCTGTAGCACAGTTAGACTTAACTTCAAGTAGTTATAAGACCTTAAGCGTCAGCGGAACTACACTGACTATGACTACACCCGGTGCTGTAGACTTCTTAACAGCAGTTGGAACTACTTCAGCAGGCACAACTATTACCACAGTTGGTACTTTAAGTGCAAACGCAATAACATCAGCAAGCACTACAACATTTAGTCCTGCTAATGCTAACGTAACACTAAGTCCAAGTGGTACCGGTACTGTAACTATTGCTCCGGCCAGTGTCGGATCAATAAACAACGTAAACATTGGTGCAACTACTCGAGGTAATGGTTATTTTAAATTGTTGTCTGCTAACGATACAGTAACCTTAACTGCTAACCAAGCAGTAACAGGTGCTGCCAACGGTACTGGTACATTACAGGTTACAGGCGGTGCAGGTATCAGTGGCGACCTACGTGTTGGTGGAACTATCTACGGTGCTGTTACTGGTACATTGGCTGGTACACTGGGTCTAAGCACATACCTAAGTTTCACTGCTGGTTCAAGTTACGATGGTAGTACAACACGTACAATCCAAACTAACGCAACAAGTGCGGCCACAGGAAGCACATTAGTTGCACGTGACGTTAACGGTGACTTCAACGGACGTTATATTAACAGCAGTTACTTTAACAGTAGCGACGATGTAAGTGGTGGCACCATTACATACATAATGGCTAAGTTTGGCGATAACTACTATCGCTCTGCTACAGCCGCAAAAGTTGCTTCGTTCATTAGCGGACAGTCAATGAACATTGCAGGTAATGCAAGTACAGTTACAATTAACTATAACAACGATAGTAACAGCACATATCAAATGTTATGGGGTAGCGGTAATAGTGTATATGGCACAGGCGGCATTTATTGTAATCCATTTACCGACACACTATACGCAACATTATTCAATGGTACTGCTACAAGTGCTCGTTACGCTGACTTGGCTGAAAAATACTTGTCAGATGCAGAATATGAAACTGGTACTGTTGTAGTATTTGGTGGTGATGAAGAAATTACAGTCACTGACAAACATAACGATACTAGAGTTGCTGGTGTTATTTCTGAAAAACCAGCGCATTTGATGAACTCTGATTTAGCAGGAAAACATCCACTAGCAGTAGGCCTAACAGGACGCTTGCCATGTAAAGTACTTGGTAAGGTTAAGAAAGGTGATATTCTAGTTACTGCGGCTAAGAAAGGTTACGCAATAGTTAATAATACTCCATCTGTAGGAACTATTATTGGTAAGAGTTTAGAGAACAAAGACGATTTAGGCGAAGGCCTAGTTGAGATTGTTGTTGGTAGATTCTAAGGAAAATAACATGGCATTATATGATGATTTACAAGAGATTAACCTAGGAAATGTCGTCAACGACGGTACTGGGGACGACCTGCGTACAGCCTTTGAAAAAGTTAAAACTAACTTTGAATATCTGTACAACAACGGTTATGCTCCAGTTAGTGCTGAAAATATAGGCACTTCAGGACTAGGTGTTTTTAAACAAAAGAACGCAGACAGCAATCTAGAACTTAGAAAACTAGATGCGCTAGGACCACTAAGATTACAATTAGTAGGAGATGTGTTGCAGTTAGATTTACATCCAACGGCTACAGTTGACTTTAATGGGCAGGCTATTAATAACATTAGTACTGTTACAGCCACTACATTTTCTGGCACTTTAACTGGAAATGTTGTAGGTTTAATTAGAAACGGCGGAACTGCAACTCAAAACCCGTTTGTTGATGTAACACTTTTAGATAGACAGGTAAATACATTTGACTATGGACCCATTGCACCTACGTACTACGATCCAATTACTTATTTGTTAAATGAAATTGGAACGGACATGGGCACGTTTACCGACCCGAGCCCTATAAGTATAGACGCTGGACCCATAGCATAAGGAGAGAATAGAATGGCATTACAAATCCGTAGAGGAACAACCGCTGAGAGAACCGCAAGAAAATTCCTCGAAGGCGAACTAATTTATGATACAACACTTCAGCAAGTGTATGTAGGCGACAGTACCAACGGCATCGACGGAACAGCCGGTGGCAAATCAGTAACTGCGTTTTCAGACGAAAACGCAAGAGATGCAGTTGCGGCAGTATTTGCAACAGGTACACACACAAATATAAACTTTTCATATGTTGACGATGGCAACAATATTGGTAGTTTTAGTGCCGCTGTTAACTTAACATCTACTCCTTATGTTGGTAACGTGAATGTTACTGGTCTAGTTAATGCTAATGGTTTTAATGGGTGGCTTGAAGGTAATGTATTTGCAAGCGACTCAACTCTCCTTGTTGATTCGGGTAACGGAAGAATTCCAGCAGAAGTTGTTAAAGGTACGTTTACAGGCAATGTAACTGGTAATGTATCAGGCAATGTAACTGGTAATGTATCAGGCAATTTAACAGGAACAGTATTAACTGCCGCACAGACAAACATTACCAGCGTTGGTACGCTGACTAGTCTTGCTGTTAGCGGCGCTATTACTGGTTCTAGTTTTACTGGTGGTGTTGTTACAAGTTCCATTACTACTACTTCTGGGGATTTAACTGTAACTCCTAACACTAATTTTTCAAACGGTATCGATGTAACAGGTGCTTCTACATTTGGAAATGTAACAGTTACTGGCGTCGGTACGTTTAATGCAACTGCTGGTAGCCCTACATTATTAAAGGTTACTGATACTTCAACTTCAGGCGCTCGTCCTATAGCATTAGAAATTAATGGTCGCGCATTAGATTTGCTAGGATCTGGCTCTGCTATGGAGTTTAAAGTAAACAACGGTACAACAACTGAGCAGTTAGTTAAGTTAGAAGCATATACACAGTCCAACTTAATTCCTGCACTAAGTCCTGGTTTAAACTTTAAAGTTTACAATACTGGAACCAGCTCATATGACCTAATTCCCCTAAGTTTTGACGGAGACGGTGTACTAGTAAGCGGAAATTTTGTACTTAACGATTCTTTAATATTAAGTACAGCCACTGCACCTACTTCATCTAAGGGCGCATCTGGAGATGCTGCCGGAACTGTTATTATTACAAATTCGTACATTTATCGCTGTATTGCAGATTATACAACCGGCGCAGCCGATATTTGGGTCAGAGTAGCATTTACTGGCGGTACTTGGTAATAAATTTAATTTCCCGGTACCGATAAATACAGTATCGGGGATTAAACAATGCTTAATATATGGAATCAACCGTCTGGATACAGTTTTAATACTTACAACGAACGACAGACCCAGACTATACCTCTGCCTATAATTCCAAGCGCAGACTTAACCGGAGTAACATTTTCAGTTATCGCAGGCAATTTGCCCAGCGGGCTACGAGTCGCCTACGATACAAATTTAAGCACTTGGGTTATCAAGGGCTCTCCTTTAGAAGTTTCTACTAACACAACATCTACATTTGTAATCCGTGCATCTAACGGTACAGAAATTTCCGACAGAACATTTACAATGACCATTGCAGGTCCAGACGCACCTGTATGGATCACTCCTGGTCCAAATCCAGACATTCAAATCTACGATTTTGATCCAGAAGCAACTTATATCCCAGATACTGTTATTAGACATACTGTGTCTAACGAAAGTACACTATACAGAACTACAACTACTGTTTCAGGAGTGACTCCTCCAAACAGTACATATTATCAAGTTTTCACAGAAGATACCGGATTACTACCAGTCGGTCCAGTCACAACTAGGGTGTCGGCAGTTGTTAGCGCCAAACGTCAAAGTAACCTTGTTACTATAACTACTGCATCCGCTCACAACTTTGTATTTGGAAATATTGTAACTATTGCTACCAACGTTGCGGCATTCAACGCTGCCAATGTAGAAGTGCTACAACCATTGCCTTTAGACGGAGAACAGTACGAAGAATATCTAACAAGAATTTCTACTACAATTACCTTTAATAAACTTGGTGGCGACCTAGGTTCACAAACTGTTTCTGGTACTGTTACATTAATTAAAGATCCGTTAACATTTGTGTTAGATAATACACCTGTAGATTTTCAATTAGAAGCAACAGATACAGATTTGTCATCAACAGATACTTTGGAATATTTTATCGGTGACGGCGATGGAGAACTTCCCCCAGGTCTGTCTATGAGTAGCACAGGAAGAATTACTGGTATTATCGATCCTATCCTTGCCCTAGACGTAACAGCACGTACAGGATTCTATGATACAAACTTGTATGATGCCTATGCCTATGACTTTGGTAAGCGTCCTAACATAGGAGAAGAAGATTATTTAAATGTTGTTACTCCTAGAAAACTAAATCGAAATTACGAATTTATTGTTACAGTCAGCGATGGTGAATCTGTTGCTAGAAGAAGATTTAGAATTTATGTAGTAGGCGATGACTTCTTAAGAACCGACAATACACTTTTACAAGTTGGTAACGGTGCTTACACGGCAGACTCTACATACTTAAGAGCACCAATATGGTTAAGTGCCGCCAACCTTGGCCTAAGAAGAGCCAACAATTATGTAACTATTTTATTGGATGTTTTCGATCCTAATCCAGAAGTTGGTCCTGTAAGATATGAATTAGCCGCACTCAATGACGATTTGACTCCAAGCGTATTGCCTGACGGCTTATATATTGATTCCGATACTGCTGAAGTATTTGGATTTGCACCGTATCAGCCAGCAATTACTAAAGAGTTTAAATTTACAGTTAATGCCATTAAGTACGACAAAGAAAATTTAACAGAAGTTGAAGTCGCTATTGTAGTAGCAGACGATGCACCTATTGGTCAAACTTTCTTAAAGATACTGCCTTTACCAGAAGAAGATGTTGGCTTACTAATAGGAGACGTTATCCGTATTGGTCCTAGTATCTATACTATGACTGAATATATTAGTAATACTGTGCTAGGCGGAACAATGGCTACACTTAAACTATCCGATGCATTATTAACTAATGTAACAGACGGATTAATTATTAGAAAAACATATAACCAATCAGTTAGTGAGTTTTCAACACAGATTGCTCCGAAGACATTTACTATTGCTATCTTAGGCGAAGTAGATTCTGTAATTCAATTTACAACAGATAGAATACTAGGATCAATTAAACCAAGTTTCCCAAGTAACTTTTATGTGGAAGCAACTACAACCGTGCCTAATGCTAAATTAAGATACACATTAGTAGACGGAAGATTGCCTGAAGGACTTACATTAAAATCATCTGGTATTATTGAAGGAAAAATTAATCAGTTCCGTGCTAACAGCATTTCAGGATTTACATTATTCGACGGTGGCGATACCACATTCGACGGTGACTTATTAACCGTAGATCGTTCTTATAGATTTGTTGTTAATGCACAGGATCAATTTAGATATAGTTCAGTAAGTAAAGAATTTATAATTACAATCAGCGAAGGTACACTAACTCTGTATAGTAATATCTATACCAAACCTTTGCCTAAACAATCAAAGAGAGAATTGTTTTATAACTTTATCAATGACACAACTGTGTTTACTCCAGAAAAAATTTATCGCTTAGGCGATCCTAATTACGGATTACAGACAGAATTAAAAATGTTAATCTATGCTGGAATTGAGAGTAAAGCAATGCCAGAATATATTGCTGCCATATCAAAGAACATTCGACGTAAACGTTACAGAATTGGTAATCTTAAAAAGGCCATTGCTAAAGTACAGGGCACTAACGACATTGTCTATGAAGTGATTTATCTTGAAATATTAGATGATTATGAAATTGCTAATAAATCTGCGGCCAGCAGAATTAAGTTGGACAGAGGTGTAAACAGCCCAACAAAAATTAATCAAGCAAGACGTAATCCAGTGGACGGTTCCCTAGGAACTGTTGACGGTAACGGAACTGTTACCTACGGAAGTACATACATTAATGGCAAACTAAATGAACAAGCATTTGACAGATTTAGTCCTATGTCGACACCTGTGACTATCGATACAGCAAATGTTATGGTCAGTGGCAATGATACAGAATATGTTTACCCTAGCAGTATTAAAAATGTTAGAGCAAATATCTCAGAAGTAGGATTAACTGAAAATGAATTCCTGCCACTTTGGATGACTACTCCACAGGATGCTAGAACTGCGGCTACAGGATTTGTTAAAGCAGTACCTCTATGCTACTGTAAACCTGGCGAGGGACAGTATATTTTAGACAACATTATTAACAGAAACTTTGATTTTAATCAGTTAGATTTTGAAATTGACAGATTTATCATAGATTCTGACATCAACGATGTGCAGGAAAAATACCTAAAATTCTCCGATGCACGTTATAACATATGATAAATATCAAATAAAGGATACCCAGTAAAATGACATACCGCGAGACCCAAATAGATGAAGCGTTCCCAGTAGCGGGCGTAGACAACGAAAGCCAAGGCTTCCGTGATAACTTCTCAGCAATTAAAGATACGCTAATTCAGGCCAAGTCTGACATTCAAGATTTACAAGCATCTAGACTAGACATTTCTAGTCCAGAAACAGATCTTAGCGGAAACACCATTGCTAATGCAAACCTAAAAGGTGCCAGTTTCGAATTTAATGCAGGTGGCAACATTGTTGCTAGTCAAAACGTAAGTTTTACCAGCGGAGCATATCATGTGTACACATTGGCTGCAACAGATCCTGACGCAGGAAGTCCTTTAGAACTTACATTCTCTGACTTACCAGCAAGCGGAACATTGGCTGTTATTAGAGTTCATTTATATGGAAATGGTACAGAACAATTCTTTTCCTTTAACACAGAATCCATTGGTGACTTCTATGTAGAATCAGGATGGCCCGGTACACAAAGCGTTACTAGTTCGACAAGTCCAAAGATTTTTGAATTCTGGACTTACGATGGTGGCGTAAACGTATTTGGAAGATACTTAGGTAACTTTACAGCACTATAATGCACCCACTAGCAGAAGATTTTTCCAAACTAAAGGATGTGGAACTTGAAACTAAGATCCAAGATCTTAGTAGAAGATATTTCATGGCCGCTAGTAACTCTGGAGTTCAACAGCAGATTATTATGTTGTTGGACATGTATAAAGCAGAACTAAACATTCGCAGACAAAAACTCTGGGAAGAACAATACCAAAAACGAGACACAGATCTTGACAGCCTCATTAATGTAAGTTAAAATACTTGCATGAGGATTGATAATTTAGGTATTCCAGTATATTCAGCCAAAGACATCTTTGATTTAATTTACCAAGGTAAATTGGATGTCTTGCCTAATATTTTGGCAGAGCCTGACGATACAGACGTTAAGCAGTTTAATCTACATACTGAATCTGTAAAAATACGAGAATATCAAGAACCACAACTTTCTAAAACAGAGTTTGATTCCTTAATGCAGAGTAATTGGAATATGCCTGAGGAATACAAACAAATGGACATTGAAGGGTTCCTTGTTAACGAATGTCCTAAAGAAAACTACCAAAGACTAATAGAAGAATTACAAGAGTATAGAGAAAGAAATATGCTGGATCTACTACGCTGGCTAAAATACTTTGTAGATACTTGTCGTAAGGAAGGTATAGTTTGGGGTGTAGGAAGAGGAAGTAGCGTAGCCAGTTATGTACTATACTTAATTGGTGTACATAAAATTGACAGTTTGAAATATAATTTAGACTGGCGCGAATTCCTGAGATAAGTACATATATTAAGGAGGACATTAAAATGCCCATGAAACCAGCACCAAAGAAAGTTTATCGTACAGCCAACGGTAGAACTGTAGATATGGATCTATTGCGTCAACGCAACGAATTAACTCCAGCAGTAGGTAATGCTCGTGTTAATGCCCGCGGAGACGAACTAGGACCTGGTGGTCAAATTCTTCGCAAACGTGAAGATATTCTAAAAGACTTTTACGAACAATCCGAATTACCACAAGAAAAGGAATAATAAATGGCGGTAGTTAAAGGAACCATTAGACCGTTACATGACAAAGTCATTGTAACAGATATGGATTTCGGTGATACTAAAACGCAAAGCGGTATCATCATTCAAAGCGATGACGGCAAGGATCGCGGCATCCATCCAAGATGGGCTAAGGTATTTGCTGTTGGTCCAGAACACGATGAAGAATACGGAGTCGGTGATTGGATATTAGTTGAACACGGACGATGGACTAGAGGTATCAAGTACGAAAATGAAAGCGGTGAAGAAATTACTATTCGTATGATTGATAACGAAGCAGTTATGATGTGGGACGACGAAGAACCTAAAGACATGATTATTGGACACCTATGACAAACCCATTTCGAGATCAAGAAAAATTCATGGTTGCTTGTGACCAAAGCGTAGATGATTACGACTTTTCACAATATGACATGTACTTAAAATTAATTGAAGAAGAATATAAAGAACTTCAACTTGCAGTTGCCGCCAATGATGATGTTGAACAATTGGATGCCTTAATTGATATTTTGGTTGTTACCATCGGTGCTATACATAGTATGGGAGCAGATGCCGAAGGTGCTTGGAAAGAAGTTATGAAAACTAACTTTGCCAAGATCGACAAAGAAACTGGCAAGGTTCGCAAGCGTGAAGACGGAAAAGTACTTAAACCGCTCGGTTGGACTCCTCCAGTATTAGAACCATTTGTTACCAAAAAATAACACCAAAGGGTCTTGACGGACCCTTTTTTATTCTGTATAATAAAAAAATGAACTGTGATATTTGTAAAAAAGAATATAGTCCAGATTGCGACTACAAACAAGGAAGGTGTCCGCACCACAAACCAATGATAGATATTCAATCTAAAGATACAAGTAAGTGGCATTTTAGAATCAGCATCGTTAAAAGCGGAATGAGATTTGCCGCAGGTTATAGATTAATCCAAGGCGATTTAATTGGAGCAGGAGTGTTTATTATTATTGCTGAAGTATTAGGAATTGCGGAGGAATTATTTTGACAGACGAACGATTAGAAGAATTATACGGAACGTATCTGTCATTCACAGATACCATGGCTGGAGAATACGGGCCATTGCCTGTAGCGGCTATTATGATTGCACAGGCACTGACCATTTATAAATCTGCGCTAAGTCCAGAAGAATATGACACTATGGTGGATAATATTAGTGAAAGCAGAGATCAAGTTAAAACTTTTCAAAAGGCATCGTTACAATGAAAGAATTATGGGTAGAAAAGTATCGTCCTAAAACTGTAGATGGTTATGTGTTTAAGGATGAAACACTAAAACAGCAAATTGAAAAATGGATTAGTCAGAAGGCTATTCCGCACTTGCTGTTTAGCGGCAATGCTGGTACAGGCAAAACTACACTGGCTAAAGTATTGTTAAATGAAATCGGTGTCGAAGACACAGACATTCTTATTGCTAACGGCAGTAAGGAAGGTCGTAAAATTGAATGGATTGATAAACTAATCGGTTTTTGTCAAACTATGCCGTTTGGCGACTATAAAGTTGTGCTGATCGACGAAGCAGATTATATGAACAAAGATTCTGTTCAACCAGCACTACGTAACTTAATGGAAGATTACAGTAACAGCGTTCGCTTTATTTTTACTTGTAACTATCCACACAGAATTATTACTCCAGTTAAAAGTCGTTGCCAAGAAATTAAAATTGAACGCACAGACATTACAGAGTTTACTGCTCGTGTAGCAACTATTCTTGTAGAAGAAAATATCGAATTTGACTTGGATACACTGGACACTTATGTCAAAGGTACATATCCAGATTTGCGTAAGTGTATTAACAACGTTCAAATGAACAGTTTGGCTGGTAAATTAATACTGCCAGATGCTGTAGAAGGTAGTGCAGATTACAGAGTTGAAATGGTTGAACTGTTTAAGAAAGGCCGTATTCAAGAAGCACGTAAACTGTTATGTAGTCAAGCCCGTCCAGAAGAAATGGAAGAAATCTACA